TCCTTCTTTCCTGTGTTCCTTTTCGCCATTCGACAATTATTAGAGCACACGCCGTATTTTAAAGGGGCTGAACGGGAATATGGTTCAATTAGCAACGGCAACCCCGGACACAAAGGGTGGGGCGCTAGCAGTCGGCGTCTATGACGCTCTGCCAGCAAGGATGTCTTAACATCCCCCCAATGGGCAGACGACCCGCTTCTTGTCGTAGCTCCTCTAGCTGCCAAAGCGTTAAAGAGTAGCGCGACGCTAAGTCGTCTAAAGTTTGTTGGCCCCATTCCACTGGCTGCATGAGCTGAGGCTTGTGAGCATACCAGTCGGCCAACAACTCCGGAGGCAACAACTCGCCTTCTGGAGTTTGTTTCCACATATTGTGCCACAAAGGCTCCAACAGTGGGTGGGACAGCATGTCGTTCTTGACGCCCAAAAGAAACGAACGACAGTACGCCAGCGCTAAGCGTTGGGTTTTCCAGGGTTTCGCCGAAAACCCTGACTTGACAATGAAGCGCCCCGCCTTCACTGCCAAGTATAGCGATCCGTTTTTTGCACGGACCACGACTCTCGATAAAAAGTCCAGTTGGTAGCAGTCCCTTGACACCACCATTTCCACCATCTGACCTATAGCCTCATAGTCAGCGACGGTTGGCAGTCTGTTCTCATTGAGAACAGCATCTGCCGCTGGCAACATCAACGCGCTGGTGTTGCCCAAAGTGGTATTATCAAAACCACTCTTCCTAGTGCCATGCACTTCGGCCTTAATTTGGTACTTGGCTCGAGGACACCTGTATTTTGTGTCCTCTGACGCCTTCACCCAACTAAGAGTGTCGTCAGAGAGCCCGTACCCAAGGGGAACCAAGAGATCCTGGGCGGAGTCGCGGTTCCATTGAGTGATACCGAAAGTTATGTGCATGTCGCACCGGATGGCATCGGCAGCAAACCAAGTTAGCACACCGTCAACCAAAAGGCACCCGATTATGTCGTCGCCCATGGCCATCACACCTCGGCCAAGGCGAACAAATGCGTTCAAAGCCTCACCTATCTCATCGACGGTGAGGCCGCCCGCATATACACAGTCCGTCCCCGGACTCCATCCGGCTGCTAGCAATTTGCCTAGGAACTGTGAACGGCGACCTACAACGCAACGCATCTGCATCGAAGGGACGGAGATTAAACGCGGGTCAAGCCGCTTGCCCACTCCGACAAAGGGCACAAAATTTGGCAGCATCTCATATTTGACGAAGCCGTTCACCTCCTCGCCTTTGGATTGCTGCTGGCCGTTATGGACCACCTCCATGCGTCTCTCGCCTTCCTTGAGGCCAAACTCATTGCACCACTCTAATTGGGTTTTCATGGGAGCATTAGTGAACGCCCACAACACACGCTCCCACAACTTGTAGACCCGTGCCACCAGGGCTAGGAAGGCATCCTCCTTTTCCCACTCTTCGCGGCGGAAGTCATCAACA